GCCGATGCACTCTCATTAACGATGGCAAGTTCGGCTGCTTCCTTTAGTGGCAGTATGTCGTTTATGGGGTATAATTTTAGGCAACCTTTAAAATCTAAAATTATACGCATAGGTTAATCAATGGAAACAGATAAAGCTAAAGAAGAAAATCAAGACGAAGTAATCGACACACAAGAATTACAAAGCATCATTAAATCCGAAATGGATGATGCTAAAGATTATTCAGATCAAATTGGTGAAGCTAGAGCAGAAGCCACAGAATATTATTTAGGCAACGAACCAGAAGCAAATAGTTCCCTCCAGTCGGAGTTTATTTCTACTGACGTTCGAGATTCTATTTTATTTATGTTGCCCTCAATCATGCGTACGTTTTTTGGCACGAAGAAAGTCGTTGAGTTTGTGCCACGTAATGTTGAGGACATACCTTTAGCTGAACAACAAACCAGTTATATAAATTATATTATTCAAGAAAAAAATCCTGGTTTTAAAGTTCTCTACGATGCCTTTAAAGATGCCCTTGTTAGAAAGTCTGGCTTTGTCAAAGCGTTTTGGGATGACACTATTTCCGCTGCCACCCACGAATACACCAACTTAACCCCAGAAGCCTACATGGCTTTGGTTATGGATGCTGATGTGGAAATTGTTAAAGAAAAAGTTGAAATGCAAACGATGACGATGCTTGATCCTACGACTGGTGAAGAAATTACCCAAGAAACCCCTGCTAGTTATGATTTAACAATTAGAAGGGTAAAGAAAAAAAATCAAGTATGTATTGAATCTATTCCTCCTGAAGAAGTTTTAATTTCTCGTAATGCCAGAAATCTTGATGCTGCACCTTATGTGGCGCATCGTATGATGAAAACTGTGAGCGACTTAGTGGCTATGGGTTATGACCGAGAAGAAATAGAACAATACGCAGGTTCAGGCTCTACTTTAGATGCAGAAACTTTTGATGAAGTGGAAGCTCGTAATCCTTTTGATGACAATGTTTATGCTGATCGTGGTGGCTACGGCAACAAGAATGTTTTATATGTAGAACATTATTTATTTTATGATTTAGATGGTGATGGTATAGATGAACGTATTAGAGTTTGTACCGCAGGCGAAGGCATTAATGTTATTAATGTCGATCAATGGGATGATTTACCGATTGTTATGTTTTCGCCAGATCCAGAACCACATACTGCAATTGGCTCATGTCCAGCAGACTATGTGATTCCAATTCAAAGAGCAAAATCACAAATCATGCGTGATACGTTAGATTCTTTAGGTCATGCAATCTTTCCAAGAATGGGTGTGGTTGAAGGACAAGTTAATATTGACGATGTATTAAATACCGATATTGGTCAACCGATTCGTATGCGTGCGCCTGGTATGGTGCAACCTTTCTCAGTACCTTTTGTTGGTAAAGAAGCCTTTCCAGTATTAGGTTACTTAGACGAAGCCAAAGAAAATCGTACTGGTGTTTCTAAAGCAAGTGCTGGACTCAATGCCGAAGCGTTACAAAGTACAACCAAAGCTGCGGTATCGGCTACCATGTCTGGAGCGCAAGGCAGAGTTGAATTGATTTGTCGTCATTTTGCTGAAGGTGGTATGAAAGAACTCTTTAGCCTAGTTAATAACTTGGTTATCAAACACCAAGAAGGACAAGATATGTTTAGACTAAATAATCAATTTGTACCTGTTGATCCTCGTTATTGGGATTCCGATAAAGATGTTACTGTCAATGTTGCAATCTCCAAAAACAGCGATGATGAACGTATGGCAGTTCTAAATAACTTAGCAGGTAAGCAAGAACAAATCTTACAACAGCTAGGCCCAAACAATCCTTTGGTTAATCTACAACAATATTCAAATACGCTTACCAAGATGATTGAAATGGCTGGTTTCAAAGATGCCCAAAGTTTTATTAATACTCAAGTACCGCCAATGCCACCAATGCCTGAAGAACAAAAACCTGATGCTGCGGAATTATTAGCACAAGCGGAAATCCAAAAAGCACAAGTGCAAGCACAAAAAGCTGTCATTGATGCCGAAACAGATCGTATGAAAATTATTATGGATGATGATAGACAGCGTGATGAAGCCGAAGCCGACATAAGATTGAAAGCTGCGGAACTAGCTGGCAAGTATGGTACACAGATTGATATTGCAGAAATCAATGCGTTGATGGAACGTGACCGAGAAACTATCCGACAGATAGCGAAAACTCAATCACAGGGGTTGTTTAACGATGACTTCAACATCTCCAATTAAGTTATACCATTTGGAATGTGTAGTTGGGGAACATGTTTATATTGGCACAGACATCAAAGCTCGTAGTTTTGAACAAGCAAAATCATTTATGAAATTTTTATTTAAAGATAAAATAGAAGAAGATACAGAAATATTTTTAATTAAAGAAACGACTTTGCACTAATGAAAGATCCTAGATTAAAACGAGCTGGTGTAGCTGGTTACAACAAACCGAAAAGAACACCAGGACATAAAACTAAATCGCATGTGGTGGTTGCTAAAGAAGGCAATAAAATCAAAACCATTAGGTTTGGTCAGCAAGGCAAAACTGGTGACAAAACCATGACAAAACGTGCTAAGTCTTTTAAAGCTAGACACGCAAAAAATATTAAAAAAGGTAAAATGTCAGCAGCTTATTGGGCGAATAGAGTAAAATGGTAAGAAAGTTTAAGAAAGTACCAAAGACCAAAGGTGGCGTACCTAAGAAGTATGTTGCTGGTGCAAAGAATCCTAAAGCAAGGGAGAAAGAAATAAAAAGAACTGCTAAACTATACAGACAGGGTAAATTAACCCCAGCTATGATGAACAGAATATCTAAACAGAGAAGCAAAAGTGGCAGGAAGTAAGCAAGCAACTATAGATAAATACGCTAAGTCTAGCGGTATTTCCAAAGGCACTTTAGCAAAAGTTTATAAACGAGGTCTTGGTGCATATTATTCGTCAGGATCTCGACCAGGTGTATCTGCGCATCAATGGGCGGCTGGTCGTGTACGATCTTTTGCTACAGGCAAAGGTGGTGCTAGAAAAGCCGATGCAGATTTATTAAGACCAAAACGTAAAAAGAGGAAAGCATAATGCCATTTAGTAAATATTCTCCAAAACAAAAAAAGTTAGCTAGAGTAGCTAAACCTCGTAATAAAATTACAGGTGCAGATTTTAAAAAATTAAAAAAAACTAAAAAAACAACTAAAAAAAGGAGGTAAATTATGCCAATGGGAAAAGGAACTTATGGTTCAAAAAAAGGCAGACCAGTAAGTAAAAAAAAGAAAAATAAAAAAACTTCTAAAAGAAGATATTAGTATGAAAAAAACAAGGCAACTTACGCAAAGACAAAAAGATACTTTGAAAAGACACCAAAAACATCATACTGCTAAACACATGAGCGAAATGAGAAAGTTAATGCGACAAGGCAAAACTTTTACTGAATCACATAAAATTGCTATGAAAAAAGTTGGCAAATGAAAAGTGGACTTTGAGCAGTATTATGTTGAAGCATCTTTATTATTGGCAAGCGTTTTAGGCGGTCTTGCTCTAAAAGACTATTCAGTATCATTTATCAAAGGTCTTAAATTCAAACTCAATTCACAATTCAAAGAAGGCGATAAAGTCTTACTAGATGGCGAACAAGCCATGATAATCAAAATTGGCATAGGTACTACTGTCTTTGGGGTGTACTCAAAAGATGGTTATACTTGGCGTTATATTAGTAATAATAAAATAGAAAGTTTAAAGCTAGAAAAAATAGTTGATAAAAATTTACATGTTGATTCAGCACATGAAAAAGCTATGAAATTACAAAAAATATTGGAGGGCAAAGACGATGATTGATAAATTTTTTAAACCCATTAGTGATCTAATTGGTAGAGCTATACCTGATAAAAACAAGCGTATGGAACTAGAAGCTAGTATCAAAGCGCAGATGATTGATTTGCAAAAGGCACAAGCAGACATAAATTTAGAACAAGCCAAACACCCTAGTATTTTTGTTTCAGGAAGTAGGCCTGCAATCCTTTGGATTTGTGCATTAGGTTTAGCTTGGCAATTTTTCTTAGCACCTTTAATGAATTGGGTAGTAGTTATTTCAGGCTCAACAATTCAACCGCCAGTAATTAATACCGAAGGACTTATGACTTTGACTTTATCTTTACTTGGTCTTGGTGGTTTAAGAACTGCTGAAAAATGGAAAGGTGTTGCTCGTAACAACATGAAAGAAGAAAATATTAAAGACGTACTAAGACCTTGATATGGTTTTTATGACAGAAATATCAGCAGTCTTGTCTGATAAAAGTGTTAGGATATTTGAAGGCCCATTAGTTTATGCTAATGATTTTGCCGAAGCCGAACGCAAAGCAAAAGAAATGAATAAAGATTTAATGGTTGTAGGTGAATACTATATGGCTGAAAAAATATTATTTGAAGATGAATTGGGAACTTTATAAAAACTTTAAAGCAGAAGAATTTGCTTGTCAGCATTGTGGAAAAGAGGGTATTTCAGAACACTTAGTTAGTAACTTACAAAATCTTAGAACTTACTTGGATTTTTCTTTTGTAGTTAGTTCTGGTTATCGTTGTCCAGATCATCCGATTGAAGCAGCTAAAACAGAGCCAGGCATGCACGCTACAGGCTTGGCAGTCGATATATTGTGTCGTGGTACAGAAGCATATAAAATCGTAACTAATGCGTGTGATTATGGTTTTACAGGCATTGGCGTTAGCCAAAATGGTAATAATAGATTTATACATTTAGATATTGCTACTCAGGCTGATGGAAAATTTAGACCAACTGTTTGGAGTTATTAATGGCAAAAGCAACAGTAGCAGAATTAGATAAAAGATTAAGCGCACACGAAGCAAGATGCGATCAGCGTTGGAAAGAAAATTATCGAAGATTAGACTCTATTGAAAATGGTATCGCATCAGTAAATAAAACAATCAGAAATACATTATTATTCATAGTTACAATTTTTTTAAGTATTACAGGATTTTTATTTCAAGAAATTATTTACCAAGCCATCACTTAAATTATGCCCTCACAAAAAGAAGTATTAGAAGCCAACGAAGCAGAAGTTATTTTAAAAAGCGAAGTATTTAAAAAAGCTGTTGCTAACCTCAAAGAAGAATATATGCAAAAGTGGGAAAACTCCTCTGAAGCTGATAGCAGTTTTAGAGAAGATTTACACAAAGCGATTAGAATTTTGCCTGAAGTAGAAAAACATCTTAGGATTATTATTGAAAAAGGCAGAATAACTAAGACTCAATTAGACAAGATAAGAAGCATAACAAGATAATAATTGTTGAGCTTTCCTAGTCTTTTAGAGTAAAATTCAAACATTATTTACACAATGAGGTAAAAACATGGCAATAACGGAAAAACCGACTGCATTACAAAATAATTTAGAACAGGCAGAAAAAGCATTTTCTAACTTACTGACTCCTGAAGAAGAAGCACCAGTAGAAGAAAATGTCGAAGCTGTCGAAGAATCTGTAGAAGAAGTCGAGGAAGTTACCGAAGAACCAGAAATGGAAGCGGAAGCTGCCGAAGAAGTCGAAGAAACAGAAGAAGAATATCTTGAAGAAGATCAAGATGAGTCACAAGAAGATCAAGTAGAGCTTTTGGATGACGAGCAACCTCAACTTTATACCATTAAACAAAATGGCGTTGAAGTAGAGGTCACACTCGAAGAACTTCAAAACGGCTACAGTCGTCAGCAAGACTATACACGCAAGACTCAAGAATTGGCTAATCAACGTAAAGAGATTGAAAGCCAACAAGCAGAGTTAAGGCAAAAGGATGACATTTATAAGGATTTGTTACCGAAACTTGAAGCTAATTTAAAAGCTGAGTTAGGTGAAGAACCAGATTGGAAAGCTATATATGACGAAGATCCTATTGCTTATGTTCGTGAAAAAGACGTTTGGAATGAAAAACAAAAACGTTTGGAAGCAGCTCAAGCTGAACAGCAAAGAATCAAAGATGAGGAACTTGCTGAACAGCAGAAACAAGTTAAAGAATTTGTTGAGTTTGGCAACCAACAGTTATTGGAAAAAGTTCCTGAATGGAAAGATTCTGAAAAAGCTAATTCTGAAAAGATAGCGATTAGGGATTACGCCATAAATGTTTTAGGATTCACGCCACAAGAAATGGATCAAGTTTATGACTATCGCATTTTGTTAGGTTTAAGAAATTCTTGGTTGCATGATAAAACTATCAAAGCAACAAAGAAGAAGCCAACACAGAAAGCACCAGCCAGAGTAGCTAGACCTGGTACTGCCAATCAAGTTAAGAAAACAACTCCTTTGAAAAAGTCAAAACAGAAATTAGCTAAATCTGGCAAAGTCCAAGATGCAGCTAAAGTATTTGAACAATTAATTTAATTTCTAGCGAAAGCTAGAGGAGTATATAAAAATGGCTAAAGTCACAAACGCCTTTGATACTTATACTGCGACTGCTGACAGAGAACAATTAAGTGATGTTATTTATAACATCTCTCCAACAGCAACTCCTGTAATGAGTGCCATTGGCAGAAATAACGTAAGCAACGTGCAATTCGATTGGCAAGTAGAATCTTTGCCATCTGCAAGTGCAACTGGGAAACTTGAAGGTTTTGAACTTTCAAGAGCAGCTTCGACTGCTACAACTAGAGTAAGTAATGTATGTCAAATCTCAAGCAGAGATGCGACTGTTACTGGTTCACAAAACGCTTCTGATGCTGCTGGTAAAAGAAGTGAAATGGCGCACCAATTAGCTCTCATGGCTAAAGCATTGAAAAGAGATATGGAAGAAGCCTTAACTCAAAACAATGCTAAAAACGCTGGTGATGCTACTACTGCTAGACAAACAGGTGGTCTTGAAACTTGGATAACAAGTAACAAGTCTATCGGTTCAGGTGGTGCTTACAATGGTAGTGGTGCTTCCACTACTAATGGAACACAAAGAGCTATTACTGAAACTCTTGTTAAGACCGTACAACAAGCGTGTTTCACTAATGGTGGTGAGCCTTCATTGTTAGTTGTTGGCCCTCATGTGAAATCAGTTGTATCTGGTTTTACTGGTAGAAGTTCAGCTAGACAGTTTGTAGATGCTAATACTATTGAAGCATCTGTAAGCATTTACTCTGGTGATTTTGGAGAACTACAAGTAGTTCCTTCAAACAGAAGTAGAGCTAGAACTGCCTTACTATTAGATCCTGATTTTGCAAAAGTTTCTTATCTTAGAGATTTTGAAACTATTGACATCTCGACTATTGGTGATGCTGAAACTAAAATGATAGTAGTTGAATTCGGTTTAGAAGTGAGCAACGAAGCTGCTCATGGAGCTGTGTACGACTTATCTACATCATAAGTTTAATTAAGGGGGGTGAGTAATCACCCCTCTTTTTTAAAATGGCAAGAAGAACAGTAATAGACACTAGAACAAACTTTGTTAGCGAGTTTGCTACAGAAGATGATAAGTTTGTTTATCACACCAAACAAAACGTAGCGCCAATTTTGAAGCACGTTAAAGACTTACAAGAATTAAAACCAGGTAAAGAATTACGCCATGTTGCGGAAGTACCTATGGTAATATATCAAAAAGCTATACGAGAAGGTTGGGCGAACGATAAAGCCAAATGGAAAAAATGGTTAAACGATCCCAACAATAAACTTTTTAGAACGTGGCAAGGTAAAGTATGACGTACGATGATTTAAAAACACAGATAGCAGATTTTTTAAATAGAAGTGATTTAACTTCTAAATTAGATTTTTTTATTGATGCTACTGAAGGTGAACTTAACAGAAGATTAAGAACCAAAGACATGGTAGTTAGAGCAACTGCTACTGCCGATGGCCAATATTTATCTTTACCTACTGACTGGCTAGAAGCTATAAACGTAGAAATAAGCTCTGGTGATTTCACACCTTTACTACAACAGTCTATAGAATCTTTAGATGTTTATAGAAAAGCTAACGACAATACTTCTGGACAACCAGTATTTTTCTCTATTGTTGATAAAAGTTTAGAGTTAGCACCTACACCTGATACAAGTTATACATTACAATTAACTTATTATGCTTCGATAGCAGCGTTGAGTAGCACAAACACTACCAACTTTGTATCGACTGGACACCCAGACGTTTATTTATATGGTTGTCTAAAACACGCTTCAATCTACCTAATGGAAGATGAACGTGTAAATATGTTTTCTCAGTTGTTTGAAAAAGCATTAGAGGAAATGAGAATGGAACAAGAACGTGCTGAATTTGGCAAAGGCTCTTTAATACCAAGAAGAAGAACTTATGGCAAAGCACACAAAACAACTTATCATTTTAAGAGTTGAGGTAAGATATGTCAGGATTTAGTGATTATTTAGAAGATAAAGTTTTAGATCATGTATTTGGTGGTAACGCTTTTACAGCACCATCTACTTTGCATGTAGCTTTATACACAGTAGCGCCATCTGATACTGGTGGTGGTACAGAAGTTTCTGGCGGAGCTTACGCTAGACAAACAGGAACATTTACTGTTTCTGGTACAAACCCTACAACTGCAAGTAACACAGCAGCTATTGAATATCCTACAGCTACAGCCGATTATGGAACTGTGGTTGCTGTTGGTGTTTTAGATGCTTCTTCAGGCGGTAATTTATTAGCTTACTCTACTTTAGATTCCTCAAAGGTCGTAAGTAGTGGGGATGTTTTTAGATTCAATGCTGGAGACCTTGATATAACGCTGGCGTAATAGCATGGCCAGTATCGGCTATAATCAGGGTTACTACAGTAGATCCAAATATAACGACTTAGCACACCAAGCTGAAGCTACAATAGCTGGCGTTAGCGGTGCTAGTGCAACCTCAGTTTTTGTTGTTGATGGCTCTAGTACCATTTCTAGTACAAGTGGTTTTAGTTCCATAGGTACACAGATAGATTTAGGTACAGCAACTATTCAAGCTACATCTGGCTTCAGTTCTGTAGGTACACAAATTGATGCTGGTAGTGC